TCATTATTTGATTACCCCTTGTTGAAGGGATAACTTCTTCCCATCCTTTTAATTTATATATGGTTCTTCCATTTAAATAAATTTTTAATGTACCAATTCTTCTATTTCTTTCTAGTGCCCATTTTTTATTTAAAATTTCAATGTCTTCATATGTTGGAGTCGCTCCCGTTAACCAACTACTAATCGGGGTGGTCAATGTTCGACCTGTAATCAAATCATTCCAACCACCATCATTTTCTAATTCACAATCATTAAAATATTTATCTCTTTCAAAAGTTATTGTGATATTAAAATCTTTAGATGTTCCACTTGTACATAAAACAGGTGTTTGACCTGAAGATGTATAAAAAGTTTCACTGTATCCACTGTTTGTTGTACAAATACCCGAATATCTTATTGCTCTCCATTGAATTCTACCGTCATTTGTAAAAGAAAAAGATAGGTTATTATCTGCGTAGTTTCTTAAATCAGATTCACCTCTCACACCTAAATAATAAATGGTTCTTCCGCTCGACCAACCTGAATTATTTCTATTTAAAACCAAATCAATTGTCCATCCTTTTTCTGTTCTTCTTTTGACTTTGTAGGAACAATTATCAACCCCCGCACCATGATTTATTTGATAAGCCCAAGGTTTTGCTTCAGATATTAAATCCTGAGGACAACAATCATCTCCTCCTAATTGTTCAGTACACGCATATGACGAAGAACCTAATCCCGATGTTTGTAAAGAAAATGGATTTGATAAAGCGTTGTTATAACCACTATTTATTAAATAATGAGTGTTATTATTCAGTGTATAAGAATAAACGTCGTTTTGTAATATAGTATCGGAATTACCTAATGTAGCCGTAAATGCAGAATATTGTAAAGTCCAAGAGAGTCCCAAATACACATAGGAAGCATCATTGACTGTATTGTTATATTCAACCAAAGATATTGTATCTCTTGTACAATCGGTTCCCGATAAACCCGTTGTATTAATAGTCAATCCGGTATACACGATAGTGTTATCTAAATCTAAAACCAAATCATCGTAATCTAATTCAGTTTTAGAGATTTCGTAATCGTAATATTCCGAAGAATCGAGTTGTAAATCTAATTTACTCCCCCAAAATTTAAGTATGTTTTGACTATTCATGATATTCTATAAATATCTTTCCTTTCTTTTGATATTTATATTAAAAAGATAATTGCATGGATAAATATGTTAAAAATATAATTGAAGAGACATTTGCGTCCAAAAAACAACAAAGATATTTCTACGCGAAAGCAAACGATAAGTCAATCCCAAAGAAAGAAAGAAAAAAATGGTCAAAGTGGGCCAAAGAATATTCTGATGATACCGACTTTGAGAAAATTCCAGAAAAGGTTGAAACTGAGGTAGATGAAATTGTTGATGAAAAAGGTAACGTAGCAAGAAGAAAAATTCCAATTTCTAAAGCAAGTAAAGGTGGTTCTCACGCAATAACCGATAAAGTTGTCAAAACAGGTTTTGGTCAAATGGGTACACATGGTATTGCTCATGGGACAAATACAACCATAAAATATTGGACGGAGTCTGATTTAAGTAAAGCTTTAGGTTATGAAAAAACTTTAGGTCAGGACGAAGACATTGAAGGTGCTTATGAATATTTTGAAGACGATTTAGGTATGAGTGATGATGAGAGCAAAGAAAGATTATCTTCCTATGGTTATGATGAAAAATTAAAAGGAGACAAGGTCAGACTTATTGAAAATCCTAAAAAATTTGTAAATGATTATGTTGAAAGTGTTCTTAATAAAAAATCTAACAGTAGTGATTTAGTAAAAAAAGACCAAACAGAAGATATTGAAACAGAATTAAGTCCAATTATTAAAAGACAGGTTATGTCTTTAAAAAATACTTTAGTAAAAAATAACGTATCTGTTGAAGATGTAATTAATATCCTTAAAAAGGAAGAAGATTCCGATGAATAAAGAATTAAAAGGTAGAATTTTTGATATCCCGCAAGATATTTTAGACAAGATAAACCACACTGTAGTTGGTTTAAACGGTGAAAATGTGCGAGGTATTGAAAGAGCTAAAAAACTTTTAATTGATAAAAAAGTAAAATACGGTCAACTTAAAAGAATTATCCATGACATCCAAAATATGGATAAAATGCAAGAAAAAACTAAGTACGACTTATGTGGCGGAGACCTCATGGAAAAATGGGCTAAACAATTTTTACAAGGAGAAAGAGATTTAGTAAGTAATAGAAAAGACTCCAAAAAAAGAGCCGATGAGATTACGTCAATGACAGGGGAAAGAAAAAACAGTCATTTAAAATCACACAAAAAAAGATTTAGTTTTAAAATTCCAACAAATTTGATTAAGAGTAATTCTCATAAGACGAGTGTATCTCCACTTACATCAATGAAATTATTTGAAGAAATAGATAAAATAAAAAAATTAATTAGTTACTAATATGCCAACACAATTAGAAATAATCGGAGATAGAGAGAGAAACATTCTCATGTCAAGGAACGAATACAATCTTGGAGATTTGTACAGTTCAAATAATACTGGTGCGTTATCAGACGGTGATGAAAGAGGAAAAGGTGAATTAAGCGGAAATATTGGTTCTAAAACTGATATCATGGAAAGAACTTCTTTAGTCGCAAAAAATCCTTACGGTCCAACAAATCAGTATAACAGTGGTAATCCTAACGCACTGTCAGACGGTGATGAAAAAGGTAAAGGAGAACTGAATAATAGTATTGGTTCTAAAACCGACATCGCGGAAAGAAATAGTCTTTTAGCTAAAAATATTTACAATAACTCTTTTCAATATTCTTCAGGTAATCCAAACGCTTTGTCAGATGGTGATGAAAGAGGTAGAGGAGAAAATAATACAGGTGGTGTAGGCACTGTTACCGACATAAATGAGAGGACAACTCTATTAGCTAAAAATATTTACAATAATAATTTTGGGTACTCAACCATTAACCCAAATGCAATATCAGATGGTGATGAAAGAGGTAGAGGAGAAAATAATACAGGTGGTGTAGGTACTGTTACCGACATAAATGAGAGGACAACTTTAGGCGCTAAAAACAAATACGGTAGTACAAAAACATATCCTGATTTTTAATGATAAACTTTGAATCAATATTAACAAACATTCTTACTGAGGCACCTTCAAGGGGTACCCAAAAAACTCTTGAATATGCTATTAAAAATAGGATGCCCGTTTCTTTTGATTATAGAGGACCAAAAGGTGAAGTTTTACCTGGTAGAAGAATTAAAGCCGAATTGGTTGCATCGGGATTAACTAAAAAAGGAAATTTAGCTGTCAGAGGGTGGGTACAACCACCGTCAGTTTCTAAAAAAGGATTTAGAGAGCATGGATGGAGAACATTTATTTTAGACAGAATATCATCTGGTTCAGTACAAGTTTACGAGGACGAACAATTCACACAAAAAAGACCCGGATATAAAGAAGGTGATGATAAAAGTTTTTCCACAACATATGTAACAAGTGATTGGGGAGCCGTGAAACAACCCCAACAAACAAAACCAACACCATCACCTGAACCAAAACGTAAAGAAGAACCAAGAAGACAGGAACTACCTCAACCAAAACCAAAAGAAAAACCAACGGTCACTCCGGTTGAAACACCAAAAAGAGAAGTCGAAGTTTTCAATGATTTAAAAACTAAAGTAAAAGTTGTTGACAATATAAAACAAATTAATCCTGAAGATTTTAAAACCGCGATTGATGATTTATACAAAAAGAAAATGGATGATTGGAAAAAATCACAAACAGAAATTGGTGGAAATGTAAATGCGGGTGAGGGAACAAGAAGAAGAATGGAAAAAGATTCTGAGTCAGATTTAGATAGACTACTAAAACAAGATAATATTAAAGTTATTGAACCGTCATCGGAAGAACCCGTTGAACTGCAAGAACAATTAAAAAGAATCAAGACTTTAATTTTCTTTTAAAAATACTTATTTTATAAAAAAATCAATATGGAAAAAACAGGACAAGGGGTGATATCACAAAATGACCTAATGCAAAGACTAGTACAAGCCAAAAAAATATTGAACAAAGTTGAAACTGGAGACTTTGAAACTGGCCATGTAAACGAAGAAATATTAAGAAGTAACCCTGAAGATGTATTATCATCATCAAATCAAAATCCACAAATTAGACAACCACAACAACCTAATTTGCAAAAAATACAAGAATCCAAATTACCTGAAGCAATCAAAAGAGCGATGATTGAAAATCCGATACCTCAAATTAGTTTATCAGATTCTTTAGATTTAAACTTTGTTGAAAAAACAAAAAAACTAATGGAATCTGAAGGTGTCGCCACAAAAAAATCTACACAACAAAGGAGTTCACAAGTGGATAGTTCAGATTTAGTTAAACAACTTACACCAATAATTGAAAACATTGTAAGAAAGACTGTAGTCGAAATTATGGATTCCAAACTCAATCAAATTTTAACGGCACAACAAACCATGAGTATCAATGAAAATTTGGTATTAAAGGTTGGTGATTCTGTTTTTAAAGGTAAAATTACTGGCGTAAATAAATCTAAGTAAGTTTGACTTTTCAATTTTTTTTCTTATAATTTATAAAAAGGAAAAATTTGAATGTCAAAAATTAGAATTTTAGCAATACCCCCCGATACACATGGTGTGGGTAAATATAGAATATTAGACCCATATAAATTTATTGGAGACCATTATGCCGACGAATTTCATGTCGACATTGCATTATCTGTTGAAAACAGTGATAATTTTTTTAAGAACTACGATATTGTAGTATTCCATAGTTTTATCCATCAAACAAGTCACGAAGAAAATATTTCAAGAATTAAGTGGTTAAAATCCCAAGGTATTAAAATCGTAATGGATATTGATGACCATTGGTCTCCCGACCATAGACACCCAATGTATTTTCACATTAGAGAAAACGAGTTACCGAAGAAAAAAGCCGACATGATGAAAGAGTCGGACTACGTTACGTGTACGACCGAATATTTTGCTGAAACTTTAAGAAAAAGATTAAATTTAAAAAATGTTTTAGTATTCCCCAATGCAATTGACCCGAATGAAAGTCAATTCCAACCTAAACCCACAGAGTCAGATAGACTTAGATTTGGGTGGCTTGGAGGTTCAACTCACTTACATGATTTAGAACAAATTAGAGGTGGAATTTCAATGATTGCTAATCAATACGATAATATTCAATTTGTTTTGTGTGGTTACGATTTAAGGGGTTCAATCACGGAAGTAAATCCACAAACAGGCGAAAGAAAAACAAGACAAATTCAACCCACCGAAACGGTTTGGTACAAATACGAACAAATATTTACGGACAATTACAAAACAGTTGACCCCGAGTATAAATCATATTTAATGAATTTTACACAAACACCAGAAATTGACGTTAGTGATAAAAAATATAGAAGAGTTTGGACACAACCAATTGGTAGATATGGTTCTAATTATAACTTATTTGATGTATCTTTAGCACCAATCATACCATCAGAATTCAATTCCTGTAAATCACAATTAAAAATAATTGAGGCGGGCTTCCATAAAAAACCTATCATTGCAAGTGAAACAATGCCGTATACAATTGATTTAAAAACTGCATACAAAGAAGGTAAGTTATTAGATGACGGTAATGCTTTATTAGTACATGAAAACAAAAACCATAAACTGTGGTCAAAGTATATGAAATTATTAATAGACAATCCAAATATGGTTGAAGACTTGGGTAATAGATTATACGAAACAGTGAAAGACAAATACTCTTTAGTAACAGTTTCAAAAAACAGAACAGAATTTTTCAAATCAATAATTTAAAAACAAAAAACCATGCATTATTTAGTAACAGTAGGTTATGAAACCGAAAATTTAGACAGAAACGGTAATCCAAGATTACAAAAAGTTAAGTACATTGTAGAAGCTGAGTCGGTTGAAGAAGCGACTTTGGTTGTTTCAAAGTACAGAGCCGGAGACATGAGGTCTTCAGAAAGTTTGGCGATTGTAAAGATGCCAATCGAATGTATTATTGACCCACAAAATACTCCTGAGTACTTTAAAAAATAATTAAAATGTTAACCGCAGAACAAATAGAGTCAAACAAGAAAAAGTTTCTTGAAACGAACTCAAAATATAAAATTTTTACAGAAGAGTTGTTAGACTTTTTGGGTAATGACTTTTTTTTAGCACCAGCATCCACATCTTTAGACATGTATGGGTGTTTTCCGGGTGGTCTATTAAGTCATTGTTTTAAAGCTGCGAAGTATTCGGTTAAAACCAATGAACTACTCCCTGAAACAATGAGGGTAGAAACTTCTTCTATTTTGAAGTGTATATTTTTATCACAGATTGGTAAAACTTTTATGTTTAAACCAAACCCAAGTGAATGGCATAGAAAAAACCTTGGTAAAATGTACGAATTCAATGAACAAGAAGTTTCAATGAAATCAGGAGAACGAGCAGTATATTATGCGGTAAACAATGGAGTAAAATTATCAGAAGATGAATTTCAATCAATTATGAATTCAGATAAAGAATCTGATGATAAAATGGCGAAATATCGTTCGGGTACTTTATCCAACGTAATAAGAATCGGTTTTGAACTATCAATCATAGAAGAAAAAAATGGACAAAAATGAAATTGAGTCGTATATCAAACGACTACAAGAATTAGAAAAAGAAATCCTTAGTGATAATTCTGACGACACATCAATTATGGGAGATTTAAATAATTTATTATTTAATCTCGGTGATGATATTAAAAATCAAGTTGAGGAACAGGTTAATCGTTTTGAAGTTAAAGTTAAAAGATTACATCCGAAAGCGGTAATTCCCAAATACGCAAAAGATGGGGACGCTGGTATGGATTTGGTTGCAACAGAAATAATTTCAAATACCACATTTGATGTTACTTATGGTACAGGAATCGCCATGGAAATACCAAAAGGATACGTTGGTTTAGTTTTTCCTCGCTCTTCTATTAGAAAAACCGATTTATCACTTACAAATTGTGTTGGGGTTATTGACAGTGGATATAGAGGTGAAATCCAAGCAACATTTAAAAAAGTCTTTGGTAAAAACGATGTCAGATTAGATGAATTAGATTATAAAGTGGGTGATAGAATTGCTCAAATAATGATAATACCTTATCCTTCTGTAACCTTTGTAGAGGTGGACGAATTGTCTCAAACAGATAGGGGTGAAGGTGGATTTGGTTCTACAGGTTCATAATAATTATATTAATAAAAAACACTCAATTGAGAAAATCAACAACAAAAACCGTAAATCTTGTAGAAGATAAAAAAACACCTAAAAAAGATAGAATTAGGCAAATAATAAAACAACCTAAAGAAAAATTTCTAACCAAGAATCAAGAAGACTATTGGAGAACTTTAGGTGAAAACGAAATAACACTTTGTTTTGGTCCTGCTGGTGTTGGTAAATCATATATTGCAATGAAAAGGGCTGTTGATTTACTTTGGGACGACAGTAATAAATACGAAAAAATTATCATTGTTAGACCAGCGGTTGAAGCTGAGGAAAAATTAGGTTCACTACCCGGTGGATTAGAAGAAAAACTTGACCCATACATCTATCCTTCATATTATTTACTAAATAAAATAATTGGTAAAGATGCTAGAGAAAAATTAAAGGATGAAGGATTTATTGAAATTGCCGCATTGGCTTATATGAGAGGTTGGAATGTTGACAACACAATTTTAGTATTCGAAGAAGCTCAAAACACAACCCCGTCACAAATGAAACTTTTATTGACCCGTATTGGGTTCAATTCAAAGTTTTTTATTTCAGGAGATTTAGAACAATCAGACAAATTTAAAGACAAAACAAAAACCGGATTATACGACGCAAAAGTAAGACTTGGTGATTTAAAAAATGTCGGTGTATTTGAATTTGGTAATGAGGATATTGTTAGAAATCCAATCATCACTCAAATCTTAAAAAGGTACGATTAAACTTTACTTATAATATTTTATCTATTATATTTCCTATATGGAAATATTTGTTAGTATTGATGGTGTTTTAAGAAACACGATACAGAAATTTGATTACCATTATAAAGATTATTTCTTAAACACTGAAACAGACGAAGAAGAAAAGTTTGATTATGGTGTAAATGGTGTACCAATATCTATTGAAAATTTGTTAAGTACCTACAAGTTTCAATCAATCGATGAATTTAATAAATTTTTATATTTCGATTTCCCAATTGAAATATATGGACACGCCGGTTTAAGTTATAATCAAGCCGCCACTGAATTAAACACATTCATTTTTGAAAACAAAAATGCTAAAATAACTTTAGTTGGTTTAAGTGAAAAAGGTAAAGCAAAACCTGCCACACTTTTCTTTCTTTCAAAAAACGGTATTATGGCTGATAATATCGTTTTTTCAACGCCTGATGAGATAAAAAAATTATGGAAAAAATGTGATTTATGGATAACAGATGATATAAATGTTGTTTCACAATGTCCAATACACAAAAAGGTTATAAAATTTAATACCTTTTATAATAATAACTTTACAAATAAACTACAAATAAATAAATTATCAGAAATAAATAAAACATGGTTGAAATTTTCGGTAAAAACTATTATATCGATGTTGATGGAATCAGTAACAAATGTCAAACGGGTAATCAAATCCAAAATGAAGACGGAACCACAACATTAGAAATAAACCTATTCAAATATGAGATTATCAAAACTTGTATTGAAAGAATACTAAATGAGTTTGAAGAAGTGGATGAAGGATTAGGTGAATTCGGTGAAAACGGTTTATCAATATCTTTTAAAATTGCTTTTAACACACTAATAAAATATGACATATTAATATCAGAAGATGAATAACAAAGAAAACATAGAAAAATTATCGGTGGCTTTAGAAAAACTAAACACCAAAACTAACACCATATATTTTTTGGTGTACGATACCAAAAACAACCCAAGAGCGTCAGTAAAACACATTTACGACATTGCTTTAACTTTAAAGCAAAATGGGTATAATTCAAAATTACTTGTTGAAGATAAAACATATTCAGGGGTTAACTCTTGGTTAGGGGATACATACTCTGAATTGGAAATCGTAACAATTAAAGACGACCGAGTTGAAATTAAAATTGAAGACGTTATTATTGTTCCCGAGTACTATTCAAATGTTTTGGAGTCCATGACAAATATTAGATGTGTAAAAGTCATGTTAGTTCAACAAAAAGAATACATTTTTGAAACATTACCAATTGGTAGTAGATGGTCTGACTACGGATTTGATAGAGTAATCACAACTACTGAATTTTCTAAAAAATACATTAGTGAGGTTTTCCCTGAGTCTTTAGTGCATATTATTCCTCCAATTATTAGTGATGAATTTAAGGTTAGTGATAAAAACACAAAACCAATCATTGCAATAATGTGTAAAGACAGGTCAACAAATAAGAGAATTATATCTGAATTTTATATTAGATACCCACATTTGAGATGGTTGACTTTTAGAGACATGGTTAATATGTCTTACCAAGAATTCGCCGATAACCTAAGAGAATGTGTTGTTTCGGTATGGGTAGATGAAGATTCCACATTTGGAACCTTCCCGTTAGAATCGATGAAGTCAGGAGTACCTGTAATCGGTAAAATACCAAAGAACGAACCAGATTGGTTAAGTGAGAATGGAATGTGGACATATGACGATTCAAAAATTGTTGAAATCCTTGGAACATATATCAACGCTTGGTTAGAGGGAGTTGAAATTAATGATGATGTCAAAAAGAAAATGAAAGACACATTGTTACCATATGAATCAGATATTACAAAAAGTAACATATTAAATATTTTTGATTCATTCATAAATAAAAGAATTGACGCAATAGAAAAGGCGTTAAATAAAATAAAAGAAGAAAATAAAGAAGAAGTAGCATGAAAGACATATCAATAATTTTACCCATTCATAAATGGGACGAGGAATATGAAACAATGTTTAAAAACGCATTCAGTTCAGTTGAACAATTTTATAACGATGTGAAATTGTTGATTGTTGGACCATCAAGTGTCGTTTCAAAAATAAACATTGAACAATCTAATTTAGAATATAAAATAATCGAAAACAGTGGAGAACATGATTTTTGTTCACAAATTAATCTTGGTATCACAAATTGTGACACAGAGTGGTTTTCAATTTTGGAAGTTGATGATGAGTACCACAAAAACTGGTTAACATTAGTAAACTCATACAGAAATGAAAACCCTGAAGTCGGTGCCTTTTTAAGTTTAGTAAAAGATATCAATGTTGAAGGTAAATTTTTAAGTTACACCAATGAATCGACTTGGGCTTACGGATTCACAGATAAACAGGGATTCTTAGATAATGAAGCCTTATTAGAATATCAAAACTTTCAAATTAATGGTGGTCTATACAAAACTTCTGTTATAACGGAGTATGGTAAATTAAAATCAAATATTAAACTAACGTTTGGTTATGAATTTTTATTAAGATTAACACATAACAATGTTATTGTGATGACGATTCCAAGATTAGGATACCAACACGTAAACTTTAGAGAGGATTCTTTATTTTGGAATTATAAAAATTCAGAGAAAATGAGACTCTCACAAGAAGAGGTTAAATTTTGGTTAGACACTGCAAAAAAAGAGTTTTTCTTTAAAAATAACAGAGACATAAACTATGTAGAAAATTAATATATGCCGCGTAAACGAACCCAAAAAATATATTTTGGGGAGGAGCAAGAACAAGCGGTTGTAAGATACCTAGAATCCGAATCCGATACAGAAAAGAATAAGATATTCAACGAATATTTAAGAGAACCTCTCACAATAATGGTCGAAAGTATAATTCGACGTTATAAATTGTATAGAAAAGACTTTGAATTTGTGGACATACACGCAGATACAATGTCGTTTCTTATGACAAAAATTAACAAATTCGACCACACCAAAAACCATAAAGCTTATTCTTATTTTGGGACCATCTGTAAAAATTATTTGATGGGTGCTATTCAAAAAGACACTAAGGAAATGAATCGAAGTGTCTCATATGATGACATATCATCTGATTTAGAAGAAAGTGCGGAACACTCATACTCAATTGATGAATATCATATTGATTATAAAGATGTTATAATAAAATTTATAATTGAATTGGAAACTTTTATGGAGGTCGAAGAGTTGAATGATAATGAACAAAAATTAGGATATGCATTGATTGAGATTTTTAGCAACTTTGAAAAAATATTTCAAGTGGGTGAGGGAAATAAATTCAATAAAAATTTAATTCTTTTGTCACTAAGAGAAATGACTTCATTATCCACAAAAGAAATTAGACTTTCTTTAAAGAGATATAAAAAAGTTTACGAAGGAATCATGGTAGGATTCATAAATTAACTATTTCTCTATTTATATATTATGAGGGAAAAGAAAAACATAATATCATTAGACACCGACTCAGCATTGGCATTAATGCAAGAAATCTACAATGATATTGTTGAACAGAAAAATACCGCGTCGATGATAACTAAAAAAATGTTAACATTTATGAAAGACGCTGAAGACATGAGTGTTATTGGTCCCGTCATTAAAGAACAACAAAAAATACTAAACGATTGTACTGAAAAGAAGATTTCGTTAGTTAAACTCCAAGGTGCTTTATTAAAACAAACTCAAGGAAGTGGACCTAATTCAAGTGGAGGTAAATTACAACTTACTGATGAAGATAGGGTCATATTGGAAAAACTGATGAATGATACTGAGGGAGAGTCGTCAGGAACATATAGAGACTAATGGCTAATTCAAAAGAACCCAAAAAAAAACTTCAAGCTTCGATTGAGGCGATAAAAAAAATTAATGACGACCCAAAAGGTTCATTGGGTTCTGTTGCTGACTCTTATCAAAAAAACATACCGGACCCAAACGAGTTATTTTCTAAAAAAAGTGCGGACTTAAAAAACAAATTAAAATCCAAGGTAGAAAATAATAAAGACATCTTTAAAGAATTGTTAGAAATTACAGAACAATTTATTACCAGTAACAAAAAAACAAAAACCGATACTACACCAACAAAAAGTGACAGTGTACCTGTCAACGTTGATAAGAATCTTGTAAAAGGAAAAATAAAACGTTATGCGGTTTCTTCCGCAAAAACAACTTTACAATCTGCAAAACAAATAGCAATTAAACACTTTTCTGAAGCTCTTTTTATGGGTGATGGAATTTGTGGCAGTCAGTCTGTTTTTAACATAGATTCAATAGTTTTAAAACCCGATGAATTTGACTTTTTAGATATTTTTACAATTGACCCCGATTCAGATTGTGGTCAATTAATTTATGAGAAAAAGTCACCGGATAAAAACAAACAAAAGGCGAATAGAAAATTTTATGATTTAATGTCTTCAGGAGGTTTATACACTTACTCATCAAACAATGGTAAAAACCTATTTAGTACTCAATGGAGTGCTTCAACACAACAATTTTTAATCACAGGATTAACTCAAGGTACAACGGGTACAACCAAAGTACAAGACTTCATCAAAGATTATTATGAGTCTTTGGAATTTCCTGATATTGAAGATATTATGAAGACCGCTATGATGTTAACTATACAAGGTGGTTCAAGTTGTAGTGACTCAAGTAAATTTACTGTATCATTAAATAAATCTCTAAGACTAATTGATAAATTATTCAAAGTGTGTGGTTCAAATACTCAAAAAGATGAGTTAAAGAATCAGACACCGGTTGATATGTTTAGTGAAAACGACCAAGATATTGAATTTTATTTTGATTTCGACGATGTAGAAGGTATTGACTTAGATGACGAACAAAATAGATTTAAAAGAGTATTAAGGTTTAAAGACTGTTATAATTTTGAAATTCCTGTGGATGATATGCACGTGGAAGATTTCATTTACTTAACAAACAATCAGAGTGTAGATAAAGCGGTTGATAAAACTTTAGAAAATTTATCCAAAGACGCTTTATCACAATCTGATTCTTCTTTTGATATTAGTGCATTTTTAAATAACCTATTAAACAATTTTATTATAAGTTTACCGAAGGCTTTGGTAATGTCAATTTTATCGGCTAAAATATTTTTACCAATTATAGTATTGTATAAAATATTTAAAACCGGATTGACTAATGTGTATTTAAATAGTAAAGAACTAGCCAAGAAATTCTACAAAGCTATAGGTGCAATAATTAAAGATTTATTTTGGTTATTTATAAGAGAATTTTGGAGATTGATAAAAGTAGATTTATTGGCTTTTATTCAAAGTATTGTACAAAGAATTATTAAAAATAAGTATAAAAGATATCTACTAATTATTACATCATTAATTGCGTTATTGAGAAAAGCTTTAGAAACAGAAATTAATAATTGTTATGACTTGTTTCAAACAATTTTGTCAACAATTGAAGCTGCGTTATCACAAAAAGCACCAATAACAATACCGTCAATTCTTTTATTATTCTCAGATTCATTACCCGGATTTAGTCAAGACAGGGCGTTTATGAACATTATGAATAAACTAGAAGCTGCGGGAGTACCAACAGGGCCACTATATGGTGAATCAAATGACATAGGTAATTTGGTAAAATCTGTTGTTGATGGGTACACCGAAGAAGAAGACGCTAATTCATTTGTAAAAATTGTATTAAAAGGTGGGACGTTACCCGGACCGCCACTTGCAGGGGGGGCGGTAATACCACCTGGTTTTATAACGGGCGTAGGTAAAAAACAATAATATGAATATTGAAAAATTACAAAACATTGTAGAAAATGCTAAAGATAAATCAAATAAAGATTTATTTGATGCTGAGGAGTTTCTTTTTAAACAACACGAGGAATTAAAATTATACATCGTTGAATTGACAAAAAAATTAGAGTTTATTGAGAATCTACATGAAACGATAACAACAGAGATTGAAAATAGAAAAATATAATGAAAATAGTTGACATTGGTGTTTGTTTAGATAATAACGACCCTAAAGGGTTAGGTAGAATTCGTGTAGTTGATTATGATGATTATATTGGTGGTAAATCAAACATTAAAGAGGGTATACAACATTGGAGTAAGGATGACCCTTTTGTTGCTGCACCATTTTTACCTAACAACATAAATTTTATACCTGAATTTAAACAAGCGGTAAAAATAATTCGTTATGATACGAATAAAACAACAGTAAACCAAGAATACATCGCTGGACCATTCTCAACAAGGTACGATTTTAATTCTCAAGAATTTAACACCCAAATATCTTTAACATCATATGGTGTATCTGTGGAGGATAAAGTGGATATTATAAAAAATGAAGAAGGTACACTACCCGAAAATTGTAAAAATGCATTATCAAAATATAAAGACTACTCTGTTGGTGGAAAATACGGCTCTGATGCTCTATTCACACAAGACGGATTAGTGTTAAGAGGTGGTAAATTAGTTCAAAAGGATGTTACCAGTGACCAAAACAGAGAACTCCTAACAAAAGGATTTCCGATTGTTTCCGATAAAGTTGCAAAACTTCATTTAAAAAAATTCGGACCAAAACAATTTGTAACAGAAGAGACAAAAAAAGAAAGTATCACTGAAAATTCAAATTTAAAATTCATAATAGAATACGATGTTGATAATCTTTCAAATCCAAACTATGTAAATTTTTATTTGTACCAAATAAAACCAAATGTAACAAAAAAGTACAATTCAAGTAACTTTACTGAATCAACACAAATATTGGCTGGTGAATCCGTATTTTTATACGAGTCGGGTAACACATATACTTTTAGAAGTGAGTTAAACACAATAACAGATTATAGTGGGTCAACATTAACAAATAAAATAAAATTAATTTACCAAGAAATTAGAAACAAATTAACTCAAATTCAAAGTAATGGATTTAATGGTATTGTTTCATTTAAAATTTTGACTGATTTAATAGTTACACAATCAGATTCTAACATCTATCCGTTTTTTTATAGACCAACAAGTGAATTTGAAAACCGAAGTGTTACTACAACAGAACAATCTGATAGATTAACGTTATTTAATAACATTAAATTACCGGGTTCAACATCTAAATCTAGTTTGGTTTATAGTAAAGACAAAGTAAATCCTAACACAAGAACAGTAGACAGAACGGTAAAAGTTTTAAAAACAGATACCACGTCTTTTGAACAAACTTTTGGAAATATAACCGCGGATAAAATTTATTTACTTTCAACGGATACCAATTTTACTGATAAGAAAATTGATTTCCCTGTTTTAAACACTTATGAATATGAACAGTCTGATTATATTGAAAAGATAGAACCAAACACATATTCTTTAGTTAGAGGTGAAATACTATTAGATTTTATTGACGCTCTTTACAATGTTTTAACTGGTCATGTTCACAATATCAATAAAGAGTATGTTAAAAATGGATACTCTGACCACGCAAAATTGGAAATACTATATAATAAATTAAGGGATGAGTTAACAAATAAATCTATTAAAATCAACTAAAACGATATTTATACTATAAAAGGAATGTCGTACTATCGCTCATATTTTTCAAAGAACAATACTATCATAGAAAATAGTAGGGTCAACACCGCAAAAAATCCAACAACTGAGATTTATTATGGGGATGGGTTTTCCAGATTCATATTTAAAGTTGATTTTACAGATTTACAAAGTAAAATATCTAATGGTGATTTAGTTATCACCACAGGAACTACTCATCATCTTAAAATGACTAACACGGTCGTTGGTGACCCTAAATTAATAGGGGACAGTAAATCTAACGGAAAAGACCGTGCAACTTCTTTTGATTTAATATTATTTTCTATACCACAATCTTGGGATGAGGGTGTTGGATACGATTACGAATTCACAACATATGACGATAGTTTAGGAAACAAATTGTACGATACAAGACCATCTAATTGGTACGACAGGACAACCACTTCAGGATGGACGTATCCGGGTATTTATACAGGTGCAACCGTCTTAAGTACAATCCATTTTAATAATGGTAATGAAGACATTGACGTTGATATCACGAATTATGTAAATGGTATTATTGTATCAGGAAACACCGACCACGGATTGGGTTTAGCATTTACATCAGCTTACGAAACAATCACGACTGGTGAAACACAACAATCTGTTGCATTCTTCTCAAAATATACACAAACTTTTTTTGAACCATTTGTTGAATCAACTTTTGATGATAGAATTGATGATAACCGACACAATTTTATAGAAGAGAGGTACAATAACCTTTATTTGTATGTAACAAAAGGTTCTAATTATTACAATTTAACAAGCAACCCAACCGTTGACATTCTCAACTCAAGTAGTACCCCAATTTCAGGTCTCACAGGTCTTACAACAACAAGAGTTAGAAAAGGGGTATACAAAGTTAGATTTGGATTGACAGGACAACTATGTGACGGTAAAAGATTTTTCTATGATAAATGGAAAGGACTATCAGTTGACGGTATATCCGTAAGTGACGTTACTCAAAAATTTGTACCAAAACCATACACATCAGGATATAGTATTGGTACGAACCCAACTGAAACTCAAAACTACAAAATTCAGTTCTCAGGCATAAAACAGAACGAAAAAATAATAAGAGGTGAATTAAAGAAAATTGTACTTTATCTCAAATCTATTGAACAGTCAAAAACAATATTGTTTGATGAAGTTTATTACCGAATCTTTATAAAAGAAGGTAAAACAAATGTAATTGTTTACGATTGGACAAAGGTTGATGTGACAAACGAAAACTCTTTCTATTTGGATACATCCTACATGATTCCAAGAGAATACTTTATGGAGTTTAAATCCAAGACATATACTGAGGAAATATTTTACAATGACTACGTGAAGTTTGAAATATTATCAGAGATTTAAAAATATTTATAACTATGGATAATTTAGATAATTTAATCAAAAACCAACTTGATAGTTTCAAAGATGGTAATATCACTGAAAACTATATGTTTTTCAGTAACTTAAAACAATTACATAGACAGTGTCAAATGTTGTTGGAATTAGACCCATCTGTGGTTGAATCTATTATACAAAATGGTCACGATTGGGCTGACGACCATGTCGCAGTTGCAAAAGAAAATATTGACCAAGTTTTTGATTTTATGATGAACACAACCAAAGAATCAATAAACGAGGCAAAATCAAACAAATTATGTGCAAGAGGTGTATCGGCCGCTAAATCAAAATTTAAAGTTTATCCAAGTGCATACGCAAATGGATACGCTGTTCAAGTTTGTAAAGGTAAAATAAAAGGTCTCGACGGAAAGAAAAAATGTTCTGGCTCATATTGTTCAGGTAAAAAATAATGGATAAAAAAATCGTTTGTGAATGTGGTTGGAATTGGTCTCTATCTGATGGTGGAGATGACCCATATACATGTCATAAATGTGGTCATGATAATACAGATAAGTACACAATGAAGATTTATATTAGTGAAGAAGATTTATCTTATGTAAATGAATCTATTGAATCTGGTGAGGTGATAAAAGAAGATTTATCCAGATGGTTCAAAGAAAAATGGGTCGATGTTTCCCGTAAGATTGATGGTAAACATCCACCTTGTGGTAGAAAATCTGCCAACGGTGAAGAAGGTAGAAAGGGTTACCCAAAATGTAGGCCACAAAAAAAGGTTTCAAAAGAAACTCCAAAAATAGCTTCCTCATATAGTAAAAAAGAAAAAAAATCTATGACTTCTCAAAAGAGAAGGGCAGAAAAAAAAGAGCCCAAAATTGGTAAAGGTAATAAACCGACAATGACAAGATTTGATGAAAATATGGAAAACAATATTAAATTGGATTTATCTTTGATACGAGAATCAATTCAATATCCAAAATTGATTACTGAAAATGTGGAAATTTCAAACGCTTTGAAGTATCATGTTACTTCAAAAAAATCATTATTAGAAAATGTGTACAAATTAGGTACCGATAGTTTTTTTCAATTATTAGAAGAATGTAAAGAATTATATCTGAGTGGTTATATAGATTTATCAGATGAAGAAATTACATTCATTTACGAAAACGAATATGGTCCAATTGAAGAAACTAATTATGAAGTCATTAACGTTTTAAACGAGGCGGAATACCAAGGAAGAAAGGTAGAACTTGGTAAAATTATGCAAGGTGATATAAAGAAATTTAAAGTTTACGTTAAAAACGATAAAGGAAAGGTTGTTAAAGTAAACTTTGGATTTGGTGGCAAATCCGCTAAGGGTAAAGTAATGAGAATTAAAAAAAATAATCCCGAAAGAAGAAAATCATTTAGAGCCAGACACAATTGTAATAATCCTGGACCAAGATGGAAAGCGAGATATTGGGCTTGTAAAACTTGGTAATTAATAATAATTAACAACAACCCCACATTCGAGGAGAAGTTGGAGTGATTTCTTTTGAGACTCTTCCCACTTTTCCTTATTTTTTGTGGTACACACCTCTTTACAGTAAACAGTTTTAATCCCACTATTTACTATACCTCTAGCACAGTCCATACAAGGTATTCCTGAAGTTAAATAAATTTTCGAATTCTTCAAAGATACCCCTATTCTCGCTGCATTATAAATCGCGTTACGTTCAGCATGTTCAAACCAAAAGTACTTTTCAGGTCTTTCCTGACGTTCTTGTTTTGTGTCATCTAAACCTCTCGGAAAGGAATTATAACCCGTAGAAAGTACCTCATTATCCAATCCAACAACTACCGCACCTATTTGTGTGGATTCGTCTTTAGATTTTAATTTTACCTGTTCAGCAATGTTTAAGAAATAATCTGTCCAATTCATATTAATTTTTGGTTTGAAATAAAATGTACTCTGTTATCGTAATATAATCTAAGATTTTCAGCGAGACCCTTTTCTACTAATTTACCCATCTCTCTACAATTATCTGAATCACCAATATCAATACCAACAATAAATTTACCGTCAGGTGCCTTTTGATATGTGACAGGTCTAATGTACTTACCTTGGTCGTCCATGGTAAGATGTTTAACCATCTCATCTTTTGTTTGTTTACACTCAATATTCCTACTTTCTATCAAACCTTTTAATACATCCAATCTTAATTTTTCATAATCAAACGGTTCGTTGGAATTGATGGTTTTTTGTATATCTTTTTTTGATATTTTTCCCATATTACAAATATACGTAAAAAACACCGCAATAAAAAAGGGGGACTAATGTCCCCCTTTCTATTATGAGATTTTTTAAAATTATCTCAAGGTGTCAAGACTGAATGTAGACAAACCACTTACGTTTACCACACCAAAGTAACGGTTGTTAACCATTTTCTTAGCGTATCTGGTCATGATACCTTTGATTGGTGTAAAGTTGAATGGATTGTACATTGTAGGTGTCAATTGTAATGGAACGTATGGTGCGTAGATGTAACCAGCGTCCAACAATGATTTACCTTTGTGTCCAATGATGATTTTACCTGCTGGTAAATACGGGTCTCTGAACACTTGGTAACGACCTGCTAATGAACCGATTTTCTCGATACCCATGTTGTATTGGTCTTGCTCAGGATTTGCGTTTGAAACGTGGAAGTATTCCAAGTCATCAAATACTGCAGATACCTCAGAAGATACAACAATCCAGTTAGCTCCACCTCTTAAGGTAGTTTTGTGGATTTGAGCTGAGATTTTGGTTCCAATCTTTTTGAGTGTATCCAGCGAATGATGAACCGTTGTTACCGTATCTCCATTCGTTGTAGTCCCACTTAGCTGTCCAAGCCGCACCTTTACGAAGGTCACGAAGGATTTCACGGTCGATTTCTGCTGCGATTTGCTCAGACAATAAAGCTGTCAATTCGGCTTCAGCATCGATGTTGTGGAATGCACTTACGTCTTGTGCCAATTCAGGAGACCAGCTAGCTCTCAACTTTCTTTCAGTTACAGAAACTGTTACTGACTCAAGGTCGAAAGATACTTCACCGATTTCTTCTTCGAATTCTAATGAACTATATTCTCTCCAACTTACCTTAATGTCAGTTGATGCTAATGATGTATTAGCGGCAACTGTATAGTTTGTGAAACCTGTTGTTGTACCGTTATACTTTTGTAAGTCGATAGATAAGTAGATAACTCCTTCGGCGTCACAAATGTTAGCATATTTACCTGTTCTACCACTGTCTTTAGAACCGTACTCAACGATACCTTTACCGTATTTTTGAGTTACTACGTTAAAAGGAATGTTAGCAGCTACTGTAGCACCTAAGTGACTATACAATGAACTATCAAGACCTGATAGGGTATAAACAGTTAATGATGCTAAGAACTCTTCAGTATCCATAACATGACCGTTAGGACCCGCAAGTTTACCAGCACCTTCGTAAGTTGTGAAACCTGTAATTTTAGCAATCACACTTGATACTGAGGTACCTGAAGCGATAGCTGATTGAGTTGAAGCAACACCGTTACTGAAAGTAACAAATTCAGATGTTACACCAGTAATTGTTGTGTAAGCACCTTTTGAGTAGTCAAACAAACCAGAATCAACTGAATCATCAGCTTCGTAGAAACGGTCATACAAGTTGTTACCAGTGTAACCGGCAGCTGGGTCAGTTTCAGAAGAAGGGAAACCGTATGGTTGACGGTGTGCACCTCCTGCAGTTCTGTCTTGGATTTTAGGTACGAAGTAGAACAATTTACCGATAGGTAAGTTCATTGCTTGTACAGATACGATGTCGTTCGCTAACAATTTAGAGAAAACACGACGGATGATAGGGAATACTACAGTTTCAAATGAACCTGAAGCATCAGCCACAGCCGATTCGTTGATTAGGTATGAAGCTTGGTTTTCATACAATTGTGCGATGTTGTCTTTTTGGTGACCGTTAAGACCCTCAAGGAATCCTAAGTCGTCCCATTTTTTGATGGTATCTTC